CAGCAACTAGGTGCATGGTACGGTGCAGTAGCTGACATTACTAGGGCTGAGTCCCAACGTAAGAACCCTACGTGGTTAGACAAGCAGACACACGGTACTGAGAATATAGAACAAGAAGCAATGGACATTATTGTTCGTAAGAAGACATTGCTTGAAAAAGAAAAAGAAATAAAGTTTATGTTAGACTACAGGTTTGGTCTTGGCACATACGATGAAATGTTAGGGATGCGTAGACAAATACGTAAAGAACGTGAAGAGACTGTATACAAGGCTATGGAAGCTAAAAGACAAATACAAAACAACCTAGCCATAGCCACTCTATCGTTCCTAATTCTTGGTACATTAGGTGGGGGCATTTATTTAGTAATACTAGGAGTTAGTTAATGAGTGTACTTACAGTTATGCCTTTAGTCTTGGCAGGGTTATTAAGCAGCCCTGAGTTTGTAATATGCCAACTAGCAAAAAGAGTAAAGATAAGAGAAGAAAAGGTTTGCATTTACCGTGGACCTAATGGTACAATAGGGTATCATTATCCTAGTTATAGTTTTAAAGAATGCCCAAAACAATTTATGTGCAGGTACACACCTAATGCAAAGAAGAAAGTTTCAGTTCAAGATATACTTGACGGATTAAAGGACGGATTTGAATAGTGTAACAATATGTTACTTGACACTAAAATAAAAACAAGTATAATTGTCTTATGACAAAAAGAGGAAAATAAATAATGCTACAGTTTCAAGGATTTAAACCACAGGCAATGGATAAAATAGCTAGTTCTCTAGGCTATACGGGAGACATGTCTAGGTTTGAAGAGTTTTTGTATTCTAACCCTGAAGCATATAATAAATTTAATATGTATAAAACTAAAGCAATTAATATGATGAATGGTGGTATGATACGTAAAAACTACCAAGAAGGTGGAACTGTGATGGATTCTGATGGTGTACTTGGTGATGAAGGAACTACACCAGAAGAAACGGAAGAAGAACCAGATACTATTGGCGTTCTTGGGCCTAGTGGCATTGGAGAAGTTGCACTCAATCGTTTAAAAACTCCGGGCGCACCTGTTGGTGGAAAACTAACTGCTAGTGGAACTACTTATCAAACAACTCAAGACATAGGAACTACTGCAGGTAAAGTAAGTTCTGTAAATCCTACTGCTCAAGGTACTACATCTACTGCCGCTGAGTCTGCTGCCTATGATCCTCGTTTCACAGACCTGCCTATAATTATGGGTCAGTTACCAGACGATCCTCGTGGTTTTTATTCAGATTTACAACCGTCACCTGTTCTACGTGATGATGCACAGGTAACTGGACAACAACAAGCCGCTGCACCGCAAGGGTATAGTATCTTGCCAACAAAAGGCATGGCTGAAGCGGATACAACTAAATCTATAGGGGATATAAGAACTGAATTACAAGGTACTGGCCCAGCGCAAGGTGTATTATCTGACGGTTCGTTAGCTCCTATACAACAGGGACAATTATCTGAAGGAGCTACTCCAGAGGCACCTAAATTTGACCCTAGTTTAGCAGAAAGAGTAAATCCAAATAGACAAAGAGAAGTTTCTGAAAGAGAACAGGTAGAGTTTGCTAAAGTAGGCATAGTACCAAAGTCATCTGCACCTACAGCTTCAGATGTAGATAGCATAGAAGCTGCTAAATTTACAGGCGATACACCTCAAATAACTACACAAGATCAATACAATTTAACTCCTACTCAATCGGCTACACAAGCAGCTACTCAAGTACAAGATGCGGCTAAAGCAACACAGATACCTACAGCAGAAGCTGCTAATTCTACATGGCAATCTATTGTATCTGGCGCACAAGGTACTGTAGGCGCTAATGAAATTGTTAATGCTGGTGATATTGTAGGTGCTACAGAAGCTGTCACATCAATAGCTGCTACTATTGACACATTAAATGAACAAGCTATTACATCTGCTGCACAGGGCAGTTTTTCTCAAACAGCTTTAGCTACTGCACAACAAGGTACAGTAAACCCTGCTGAAACAGTGCAGGGTCAAATGTCTAAATTAATGGAACAGTTTAAAACTGGTACACCTTTTTGGGCATCAGGTGCTATGAGGGCAGCAAATGCTGCTATGGCATCAAGAGGAATGGGCGCAAGTTCTATGGCAAGTGCAGCTATAGTACAGGCTACAATGGAAGCTGCTCTCCCTATTGCTTCACAAGATGCACAGTTTTATCAAGCAATAGGTATGGCTAATTTAGATAATAGACAAAAGGTTTCTTTGGCTAATGCTGCAGCCCAACAAAATATAACTCTTCAAAATTTAAACAACCGTCAACAAGCTGCATTGCAAGATTCTACAAATGCGTTTGCTTTACAAACTCAAAATCTATCTAATCAACAATCTGTAGTATTATCAAATGCACAAATAAAATCTTCTTTGCAGAACAAAGTTCTTGACATTAATACACAAGCATCTATTATTAATGCAGCAAAGTATGCAGAACAAAATAAAATTAATTTAAGTAATGAACAACAGTCGTTATTACAACGGTCTTCAGAAAATTTACAAATTAATATGTCCAATCTAACTAATGATCAACAAACTGCTTTAAGTAATTTGCAAGTTAGAGCAGCTTTAACTGGACAGGAACTTGACAATGCTCAACAAACTGCTATGCTTACTTCTACACAAAGTTTTTCTGCAGCACAATTTGATGCTACATCAAAACAACAAGCCTTTGTACAAGACGCTCAAGCTAGAGCGGCACTTGAAGGTAATGCTATGGATATTAGACAGCAAACACAAGTTTTTAATGCGTCTAAACTTTTAGAAGAAAGAAACATTGAATTAACTAATGAGCAACAAACAAAGTTATTTAATTCTACTAATAAATTAAATGTAGACATGGCTGATTTGTCTAACAGGCAACAGTCTGCCTTAGCTAATGCACAAATAGAAGCGTCTTTACGTGGGCAAGAACTTAACAACCAACAACAAGCCGCTGTAGTTAATGCTGAAAGATTTGCAGAGGCTAACAATTTAACTTTTACTACACAACAACAGACTGAATTATATAACTCACAACTAATGCAGGGTATAGGTAACGCAAATCTTAATGCTGCTCAAGCTACTACTTTACAAAATGCAGCGCAGTTAGCTAGTATGGATATGGCAAACTTAAATGCTAGGCAACAAACTGCTGTACAAAATGCACAATCTTTTTTACAAATGGACATGGCTAATTTAAGTAACGAACAACAGTCTATTATGTTTGCTACACAAACATTAGCCCAATCTTTATTTACGGATGCTGCTGCAAGCAATGCTACATCACAATTTAATGCATCAAGTGAAAATCAAGCAGATCAATTTTTTGGCAATTTAAAAACACAAAACAATCAGTTTAATGCCACACAAAAAAATGCAATGGCACAATTTAATAACGGTGAATCTAATGCAATTAGTAAATTTAATACTGAAATAAAAAATCAACGAGAACAATTTAATGCACAAAATGATTTAGTTATTAATCAATCTAATGCTGTATGGCGAAGAGAAATTGCAACAGCAAGTACGGCTGCAATAAATAGAGCAAACGAAATTAATGCTATGAATATACTTGATATTTCAAATCAAGCCTATGCAAATTTGTGGCAAGAACATAGTGATATGATGGGATGGGCGTGGGAGTCGGCAGACAATGAACGTGATAGGCAAAATGATGTAACACTAAGTCACTTAGCTGCAGGGCAAGATAGATCAGCAGCAGAGTATCAAACAGATGTAGCAGCATCTAGTTCTATAGGTGACTTTGTAAGTAAATTAGCATTAGGTTATGCTAGTAAAGTACTAGGATTTTAATAGGGGAATACAATGCTAAAGGGTCAGGCAATTACAGCATACAACAATTATATGCAAAAAAGTATGGCAGTCAAACCAAAAGAAATAAAGGCCGCTAAAAATGGGTTGCTTTCAAGAGACAAACCCAAGGAACAAGATGAATTTGTAAATGACGATAGTTATTTAATAGATCAATTCAAAGAATTAAAAAAACTAAGGGCTGGACTTAATAATGGATAACATGGAAAAAATATTAAGGGCACCTATTCCCGGTCAGTCTTTAACCAAAGAGTTAGGTGCTTACCCTTGGCAAAAACCTCCTAAACTTTCTACCGTACAAGAGGCATTAGAGCATTATGCTACTAAGATTACAGACCCAGAAATAAATGATTCACTATTAGATGCTTTAGAAATGGGTACTCCTGTAACTTCTATAGCAGAAATTGTAGTACAGTCTAGTGCTATGGAAGGTATACATACTATAGATGTATCTATTTTAATTTTACCATTAGTTATGGAATTAATTGCTTACGTTGCTGATGAAGCAGAAATAGATTATAATATGGGGTTAGATGAAAATATTAACTTAGATAAGGTTTCTGAAAGTAAAATTAATTTAGTCATGCAGGAATTAAATAACAAAAAAATAAAACTAAAAGAAGAAGAGCCTAGTAAAATAGTTACAGATAACCTGTCTACAAATGGTCTTATGGCAAGGAGAGCGTAATGGGTTTTAATTTAACAGCGTTTTTAGGTGGGGCTGCACGTGGTGGTAGTCAAGTGCTAGACGAAAGACGGGCAGAAGCTGAACGGGCAAGGGTAACTAAAGAAGAACGTCAATGGCAGCTTGCTGCAGAGTCACGTGCTGAAGCTAGAGCTAAAAAAGCTAGACGAGCATCGGATAAAAAAGCATTAGAAGAACAAATAGGTACTATGGTTGCTTTAGGAATGGACCCTGAAGCTGCACGTGCAGTAGCTAAAAATGGTAAAGGTGCTATGAAGGTAGCTATTGGTGACTTAGAGTATGGTAGAGAAAATGGTATTAATGCTGCTTCATATTATACTATGGGACAAAAGGGTTTGTTACAAGGAGATGCATCTGCTAATATAAAAAGTGCTGAACCTGCAGGATTGTCTATTGATAGTGAAGGTATTCGTAATATGTACGGTGCAGTTGATGAAGATTACTCTTCACACAATGAGCAGATACGTGCTATTACTAACAAACAACTTAACTTATCTGTTGATAGTAATGAATATAAACAACTAGAAACTCAACGACAGGCTTTGTATACTGACATTGGAGCAATAGCAAAAGCTAAAGATACTAGCGGTGAAGATGACGGTAGAAAATTTACAGAGGGTACAGTACGTGCAACTATAGGCGGTGAATTAAATAAACAATTACAGTATCGTGGCATGTCTTATAATTTAGAGACACAAGTTATTGTAGGCTTAGAGGGAGATGTAGTAGGTGCTAATATTGCAGCATTAAACGCAGCCGCTACTGTAAGACAAGCTACAAAATCTGTAAACGATCAATTTATGAAAGATAGTATTGATGCATTACAAACAAATGCTATAAAAGAAATTAAACAATATGGATACGGTGTTATTAAAGATGCTCCTGAAAAAATAAAACAACTTAATAGTGTAACTCAAGATACAGATAGAGAATTAAAGATAGGCGATCTTATTAAAGTACCTGCGACTAATAACCAAGGGGAACCTTTACCGGGATTATTTACATATTCTATATATACAGGTACAAAAGATAATAATCATTATTTAAAATTATATACAGGTAAATAAACAATGGCAGAAAATACTTTTAACTATGGTACTTTGTCACAGTCCATAGACAGTAAAAAAGAAAGAACTGTAGTTGAACCTGTGCTTAACAATACAGATAATACTTTTGACTATAGTACATTAACTACTACTACAGACAATGAAAAACAAATTACTGAAAAAGAATTTCTACCTAACAATACAGATAATACTTTTAACTATAATACTTTATCTGGTAATACAGAAGGTACTATTATAGGCGTTGAACCTATACTAGATACTAGTGTAAGTTCTGAGCCTTCTGTTATTGAAGAAGAAAAATCAGAGGTAGACCCTACTGGTTTGTCAGCTAGACTTCAACGGGCATATAAAAAATACACACCTTTTGGTGGAACGGCTTATGGCGATGATATGCCAGAGGCTGATTCTTATATTGGTGGTATACTTAATCCATTTACCCAAGTACCGACAGGTAAACGTAAAGAAGAATTAATTACAGATGAAGAAGATATAAAGAAAGAAACAGATAGATTAATAAAATTAGGTATACCAAAAGAAAAAGCGGAAGCAACAGCAGAAGCTAAAGCAATGGGTGTAGCTAGAGATAAAATAGAAACAGAAAGAGCAAAAGAAGCAGGTTATACTAGTAGAGAAGAGTATATAGAAAAAGAAATAGTACCTTTGATGTTAGAAGAGTTTGAAGGTATAAAGGAAGGCTCTGTCCGTGAAGACATAGGAGTTGAAGGCAAGCAAAATAATCCTATTATGGCAGCTATGTTTAAAGCTGCACCTGTAGCATCCTATAATGCTCTTATGAGTGTTAGTGATCTTATGAGTAAGGGTACTGCTAATATAGAAGATGCTATTGAAAAACAAGTAAACGATTTACCTAAGTCTGTTTTTAATGCAGTTAATACTGTAGTAAATTTAGGACCAAAACGGGATGCTAAAAGCTCTAAAAAACTTACTAGTGATATTGTCAATGCTTTAGGTTCTACTATGGAGTTTAGTGAAACACTTCCCTTTGTAGGTGTAACTGGTGTAGCAACTAATGCATCTATAAGGGCATATAATAAAGCTGCTAAAAATGTTATTGCTTGGGAAAGTGGTGACAGAGAAAAAGCTATTAGAAAAAATACAGGCGGTGCTGAATTAGCTACAATGGAAGCTGCCGAAACTGCAAGGTTACTAGCTGATGCTAAAGCTAAATCTTCTGCTGGTAAACAAGTAACAGAAGAAATGATTGATGCATTTGAAGCAAAGATAAATAATGGTAGACCTGATAATGCACAAATAGNAATACATAAANTAGATAAAGATGGTAAGAAAATACTTGACGATGATGCGGCACGTAAAGCTGGTGATATTTTAGCAGAAGAAACCTANACNGCACAAACAGGAACAGTNCGTGATTTTTTAACTGGTGATTTAGTTGCAGGGGCAGGTGAGTATGCTCACTTAGCTACTGGTAGTGATACTATTATGAAACCTATTTTAAACTCTAANAAGTTTAATGCTATTATTGCTGCAGCNACTGACCTTAAAGCAAAAAATCCTAAAGCATTTGATAATGACAAAACTATTATTGATAATTTATACACTTTAACTGTATCAGAAGACATGATGGCAGGNGAAGAACTTATTGACATGTTAAATGATTACGGTTTATCTTTTGAAGATTATGTATTGACAGTAGTAGGGTCAGGTAGCGAGGCAGGTAAGGTACTACAAAAATTGTCTGTTATTAAACGGTCCAGACCTACTACAGAACTAGTAGATGCACAGCAAAAAGCACTGATAGATGCACAAGGAGATTTTCGTAATAGCGTTATGCGTATAGAAGGTGTTCGTCGTGGTCTGCTAGTATCACAGATAGCTACTGCTGCACGTAACCTTACCTCTGCTGGTATACGTGCGCCTCTTGAGGGCTTGGGTAATGTAATGGATAACACCTTATATGAACTTAATCAACCTATAAGGGGTGGTATTATAGATGGTAGAGGTGGATTTGTAGGAGCAACAAAACAAGCATTTTCTCCTGCTAATTGGAAAGACAGCTTTCGTCATATGAAATATATGTTTAGTGAACCAGAGGTAGCTAAAGGTTACACTGATTTAATATTGGGTCAGCCTCAGTTAGCTAAACAATTTGATATGATGTACAATAACCTTAATGAAATACAAAAGGCTACAGGCAGGGGGAGTGGCGGTAAACTAGACACGGTACTTACTGGCCTTGAAGATGCTACAGATATTTTAAATACCCCTAACCGTTGGCAGGAATACCTAATTCGTAGAGGTCAATTCTTTGGTGAACTAGAACGTCTAACTAAACGTGAGTATGGCATTGATCTTATTGATACACTACAGGACGGTAAGCTGCGTGACTTGCTTAATGATGCAGGTGGATTTAAACCAGAAGGTAAACCATCTTTTTTAGAACTAGTAGATCAGTCAACTAAAAAAGCACTTGATGTTACCTATGCCAAGCAACCAGATATACCTGTATTTCGTAGTATAACAAACTTTATTACTCGTAATGGGTTGACTGTTGTTATGCCATTCCCACGTTTTATGTTTAATAGTATGGAAATTATGGGACAATATGCAGGTGGTGCTTCCATACCAGTAGCCCGTAAACTTACTGAACTTGTAACTTTAGGTAAGGTAGGTAAAGGTCCATTAACATCTAAAGATAGACAACGTATATCCCGTAATCTAGTAGGCATGGCTATGGTAGGTGCTGCGTACCAATATCGTACAAGTGATGAAGCACCTGCAGACTACAAACAGTTTGGTATAAGTAGTGGTACAGAGATGGACACTAGCCCACAGTTTCCCGTAAGACAATATTTATATATGGGTGAAGCTATTAAAAGAATAAATGAAGGTACATTTAGTACATGGTTTGACACTAAAGAGTTTACTGAAACATTTGCAGGTACAAACCTACGCCAAGGTACTACCAATTCTATATTAGAAGAAATGGCTGCACTAGCAGAGGGCGGTACTGATCTTACAAAAGGTGAGACTGCAGGTAAAACCCTTGGCGGTGCTGTAGGAAACTATCTTGCAACATGGGCAACTCCATTTAGTCAAGTCATTGAGGCTCAACGGTTTGGGTTATCTGCATCAGGTACACGTGGCCTTGACTATAAAGAAATGGGCAGTGATCCTACACTTGACTTTCCATCTTCCTTTATGGCAGCTACAAAGAAACCATTTAAAAAGTATATGACTACACCTCAAGAGGAAGCAGAGTTACCACCTAGACTTACTATGTTTGGTGGAGTTAAGAGTAGGGTATCTCCATTGTCAAGAGT